TATGCGTAGTAGAGCACTCGCTGCTAGAGATAAAGCATTCTCTATTTACAATGACTCTCCAACACAAGAGAATATCCGTAACACAGAGTTCGGATTATGGCAGTCAGTCATTGAATACGCAGACCATGGCAACAGTCGTAAAGATGCCGCCATTGCGACAATCAGTGCCCGCAATGACGGCTTGAAGTTGCGTGCATTAGAACTGTTAGGTGCATGATGGGTAGCAATACAGCCAAAGATTTAGCAGAGAATGTTATTGATATTAAACAATCAATATACATTCATCTAACTGGCAACCATTATCCACCAGTGCCACCAACCATGGTCGAACCATGTATCGAGGCTATCTATGCAGCATCAGATGGCGATTGGGACAGGCTAATAGAACTTCCATCAGGTATTACCTGGAAGGGACAAACCAGTGCACCAGTTAGTGCAATTGTTGAAGCGCATCACCTTGATGTGTGGATTAATTCGGAAGAATAGGAGACAGAAAATGACCGAACAACTATCAGTAACAGTAGAAGGGGCTACTTACTATCATACTAGTGAGTCGCTTGCAGCATTAATTAAACAATCAACAGAAGATAAAGCAGCACTTACCAAGATGACAGAACGATATAGTGAAAAGTTTAATTTAGTTCATCAGATTCGTGGTGATGTGTATGAATTATTTTCATCTAATTATTCATCAGGTGATGAAGAGATAACATTATCTGTAGAAGATATTAATGAGTTACTTAGAACTATTGGCGCAGATGAACTTAAAAGACTATGGTCTGCAACAATTAAAATACATGTCACTGTTAATGGTATTGAAGCATCTAATGAAGATGAGGCTAGAGAAATTGTTGAAAACAATATCGAAGTATCTTACTCAGAAGATGGTGACTTATTTGTAGATGAAGTAGATGTCAGGGAAGTTACTCCTGAGTAATCTTCGCACCGCCCTGTAGCCTGAGTAATTGGTATTACTCTGCATCCTGGGTGATTTGTGATGGTGGGTGGTCCCGCTACCAGCGAACACGGGACATTATAAAGTAGCACCTTCCGTCCTTTGTGTGCTATCTTTATATCAATTGAAGCGGGTCAGAATTGCTGTCTCCTTTTTGACCCGCTTCAAACCTAACAGGAGACTAGGATAATATGACAACAGAAATAGAAAGAGATAGATATGGACGACCTATGGTTGTCCCACCCAAAGGTAAGAAACCAGTTGCTTACACACGGGCTACTACAATTGCAAACAGTTTAGATGATGCTTCAGCATTAGTCGCATGGAAAATGCGAATGACTGCACTTGGTTTAACAACAAGACCAGATTTATTGTTAGCAATTAGTGCAGCAGGTGAAGATAAAAATTTAATTAATGCATACATTGAAGAAGCAATGGACCATGCAGGTGCAAGCAAAGCAGCAACTATTGGTACAGCAATACATGCATTAACAGAACGGTTAGATTTAGGACAAGAACTTGGTGCGGTACCAGACCAGTGGCTTCCAGATATTAAAGCATACGAACAAGCAACATCTATATTCAATCATGTATTCATTGAACAGTTTTGTGTTTATGATAAAGATAAAATCGCAGGTACTCCAGATAGAATCGTAGAGTACAAAGGCGAACGGTTTATTGCGGATTTAAAAACAGGACGCATTGACCATCCACATAACATTGCCATGCAATTAGCAATCTATGCTCACGGCTTGCCGTACGACCCAGCCACGGCAACCCGTGGTACTTGGGGAGATGTCAACCAAGAGAAGGCAATCATAGTTCATCTACCAGCAGGAAGCGGTACTTGCAAATTAGTATTTGTAGATATCAAAGAAGGTTGGAAAGGTGTACAGTTTGCATTGCGAGTAAGAAAGTGGCGTGACCAAAAGGGTCTAGCCACTCCACTAGAGTAAGGAGAATATGTGCCTAGCACGGAAGCACCTATAAGCATCAATCTAAAATCAGCAGGTGGTACAGGTATTACACTGCGAGCAGAAACTGCAGAAGAATTTGCAGACATGATTGCTAATGGCATTCATGTTATTGCTGATGCAGTTAAAGAAGTTGAGACTGCAATCAAAGGCGCAAGCCCTGTAATGTCAACACAAGATATCGCTGCAAGTTTAGGAGCGAGTATCATTAATGAAAATCCAGTAACACAATCTATTGGTGGACGGAATTGTCCACATGGAAGAATGACTGCCATTCAAGGAATGGGCAAAGATGGGAAACCATACAAGGGTTACTTCTGTCCAGCACCAAAGGGTGCATTCGATAAGTGTAAGAACCAATACGTACTTGTTACCAGTCCAGACTGGAATACATTTGTGCCAGATTCGGTAAAGTGAAAACACTTTCAGCGCAGATACAAACGCACATACAATGGCTATGCGGTTAGTTGCTATGGCAGGTAATATGTCACAGCAAAATGCAGAACAACTATTAAAGAAAGATGCAGAAAAAGCACACGAACTTTTGTTATCTAACAATCATTTGTTTTGGTCTTTTGAATCAACACCAACACTTAAAGATTTAGATGATGAAGTATCAGCCTTTGAAACTGTATGGGGCAGAAGCCCTACTCTAATTGTTGTAGATAACCTAATGGATATAGCAATGGATGGGCATGAAGAGTTCCATGGTATGCGGGCAGCAATGAAAGAACTGAAGTATCTTGCCCGTGATACTAACGCTGCACTACTGGTTCTGCACCATACTAAAGAAGGCTTCGAGGGTTATCCTTGCCAGCCACGGTCAGCAATCCAGGGTCTAGTCAATCAAATTCCAGCAATGGTGCTAACTATTGGGCAAATGAAACAAGGTGATGATACTTACCTATGCGTAGCACCAGTCAAGAATAGATATGGCAGAGCAGACCAAACAGGAAACAACTATGTGAGTCTTGCATTCAATCCTGAGTCTATGTATCTAGAAGATGTTATCGTTAGATACCAACAGGAGGGAATGATGTGAGCAATCCACGCAAAGCAAAAGGTTCCAAAGCAGAAGCAGATGTAGTTAAATGGTTAAAAGCAAATGGTTTTCCATATGCAGACCGCAGAATCGCAGGAGCACAATTAGATAAAGGTGATGTAAGCGGTGTCAATGGAGTAACTATTGAAGTAAAAAACCATATTCGTATGGACCTTAGTGCGTGGATAAAAGAATTAGAAGTAGAAATAAAAAATGATAGTGCTTGGACAGGAACAGTTCTACACAAACGGAAAGGAAAGACCGATGTTAATGAATGGTATTGCAGTATGCCAGCCTATATATGGTTGGACCTTATTCATAGGGCTATGAATGGACAATCAAAAGCATAGTATTGCTGAGTACTTAGCGTACTTAGGCGCCGCCTTGCCGCAACAGGGGCACGGCTGGCGCAAAATAAAATGTCCCTTTCACCAAGATTCACATGCATCTGCTGGAATAAACTTTGATGAACAAAGATTTAAATGCCACGGATGCGGTGTCAGTGGTGATGTTTATGATTTAATTATGGAACGGGAAGGAGGCACTTACATTGAGGCTATCAAATTCGCAGAGAGCATTTCTCTTACAGGCAACAGAAACATACAAAGCAAGCATTCATCTGGGGAAAGATTACCTAGCGAGCCGAGGGTTATCGGTAGAAGAAGTTCAGCGATTTCATCTGGGAGTAGTAGAACATCCACTTCCAGGTCACGAAGGTTACACGGGTAGATTAGCAATTCCATATGTAACACCATCAGGTGTAGTTGATATTAGATTTAGAACTATGTCAGGTGGTGACCCTAAATATATGGGAATGCCAGGGGCTAAGACAACAATGTTTAACTCACAGGCAGTACTAACAGCAGACGGATACATATGTGTCACCGAAGGTGAGATAGATTGTATAACTGTAGTTGCTAAAACAAATCATCCATCAGTAGGAATACCTGGCGCCAACAATTGGAAGCCATACTATTCTAAAATACTAGATGATTTTGATATCTGGGAGTATATAAAAGACAACCCTAGATTGATTGGTATTCCTTTATCAGATAATAAAGGATTAGATATCTTAAATGCATTACGAGATATCTGGGAACTAAAGACAGTTGAAGCAAAGAACTCAGGGCTTAAAGTTTTGGCTGAAGTTATGCTGGCAGCAGCAGAAGGCAAAGGCAATCAGATAGTAGAAGAAGTCCTAGTGCAAGAAGCAATGATAGATATAGATGACAACTTAAGGGTGGTGCTAGATGAAGGACAGTAGATACGCAGCAGATATAACAGATGAACTATTAGATATTCTTTATAAGAAGCATCAGGACTACGGTCCATTAAACATAGCCCATGCTCCAGGCGGTGCATTAAATGGGCTAAGAGTTAGAATGCATGACAAATTAGCCAGACTTAATCACTTAGTTGATAATGGCGACACGCCAAACTACGAAACAATAGAAGATACACTGGTTGACCTAGCAAACTATGCCATAATCGGACTTATGGTACAAAGAGGTCAATGGGCAGGCATTGAATCAGGCAAGGGCTAGGTATTTTTTTAATGAACGACTCATATACGGAAGAATACGAGTCGCTTGTTGCTGCCTTAGCAAGTGAGTACAACAGGAAATATCCAATGGTTGAACGGGTAGACATAGCCCAGACATTGTGGCTATGGTTTGTTACACACCCAGTTAAGTTTAAAGAATGGTCTACCCTTGAACCAAAGGATAAAGAAAAGTTAATTGCAAAATCTTTACGTAATGCTGCATTAAAGTATTGCGAAAAAGAAAAAGCCAAGACTAGTGGCTACGAATATGTTGACATTTATTATTACAACAGTGCTGTCATAGAAGCATTTTTACCATCAGTTATTTCCGAATCATATGAAATTCCTACCAAGATTAAAGACCTTGCTCAAACAGTAAGCAGGTCAGAGGTATCAGATGGAAACAACTGGCTAGTTTTAAGGTCAGATATTGCAGCAGCCTATTACAAACTATCAGAGGCAAAGCAAAAAATTTTACAAGCCAGATTTACAACGGAATTAGGCGAGTGGAGTGACGTAGCAAAGGAACTA